ATCCATTCGCACCTGGGGAATCGTAGTCACGGCCAGGCCGGTATCTGTGAACCACAACAACCAACACCCCACCTCGAGCGCCTCCATTACCGGATAAAATCGCCTGAAGACATCGAGGTCTTTGGTTTCAATTGCTCCGAATAAAACGCACGGCACATAGCTCGCGTCCCACGCGTCCCACGCGTCCCACGCGGCCCTCGCGTCCCACCCGTCCCACGCGGCCCTCGCGGCCCTCGCGTCCCTCGCGGCCCTCGCGTCCCTCGCGGCCCTCGCGTCCCTCGCGGCCCACGCGGCCCTCGCCGCACTCGCGTCCCTCGCGGCCCACGCGGCCCTCGCGGCCCTTCCTGCTGCGTTCCATTCCTCTGCGCGGATTGTCTCGCCGTCAGTAGTGCGACGAAACAGGTCGACCATCTTGCTGACGACCGTCCGCACCTCGGCATCCTTCACGGTCGGCAACACACCCCATACCGGATCGGCGAGCGTCCACAGCATCAACGGCGCGACGAGATCGGTCAGGTCGATACCCATCGGCACGGCTTCCGCAAAGCGTCGCGGCCACGTCCTCGCGAGGTCATCCGGTAAGTTCTCGAAGATGTGATCCTCGTCGAACGCTAGCCAGAGCGGCAGACCGAGTTCAGGCGGAAAGCGTTCATGCTCGCCTGTCCGAAGATTGACGTCTGGCTGCTGCTGCAGAATGTTCAGTGACCGCAGCGAACACCCAATCGCGCAGCCGTGCCACTGCCCGTTCATCTCGCCATAGGTGCCTTTGGCGACCTGATCGGCTTGTTCGTGCTTGCCAATCTCAACCAGCAATGCGGCCTTTAGGTCCGCCTTCCCGAGATACGAAACGAGTGCAGCCTGTTCTCTCATGCCGCCTCCACGTCGATGCAGCACCAGAAACAATGGTGCTTCCCGTTCCACCCCAACGCGATCACCGTGCCGAGGATCGAGTGCTGCCCATACCAGCACGTATGCTCCGTGAGCACGACCGTGGAGAGCGCCACGAGGTCACGGAGTAGATCAAGCTGCTTCATGCCGCCCTCGACGGAATTCGAATCTTCGCGTCCTCGCCCAGCTTCGTCAGCACGACCGTCAACGGGCCGCGGTTCGGGTTGCCCTCCACGCGAATCAACCCCGCCTTGAACCAGTCGTGGTGCCGACGGCACGCACTCGCGATATTTCCTGTCGTCCACTTCCCACCCAGTGACCGTGCGACAATGTGGTGCTTGTCGCTGGCTTTGATCCGGCATCGAGGAAAAAAGCACTGGCGCCCGTCCCTGGCGTCCACCTTCGCGCGGCACTCCCGTTCGGCCTTGTCAGCGACACGCTCGCGCAGCATCTTCCCCAGCACCCGCGGCTGACCCTTTGAGAACCGAAACAGGGAATAGTCGATCGCCATAGGGGCTATTCAGCGCTCCTCTCGCGCACCGACCGCTTGCGGTTTCCAATCCCACGACAAAAGCACGGCCCGTAGGAAATACGGAAACGACCATCCGACTTGCCGCGCGATATGGGCTGCAGTGACGAGGCCCAACAACACGGCCTTTTCGTGAGTCTCCACGTCGTAGCCGCCCATGTGTTTCATTTACTCTCGCTCTCGCGCACCGAGGGGGACTTAGGGTTCGCCAATTTCCAATGAAGGAGCATCGCGGCACCACGCAGGGCCTGTCGAGCGCCTTGCGCACCTACGCCAAGAAGGGCGAGAAGAGACGGGAGGACAAATGGTGAGGAGGGTATCGGCAGCCGCGCTCGCCGCACGACGCTACCGGCGCGGTGGCCACCATGACAACGAAGGGCCGTTCCTGCCCGCCCTGAGAAGCTAGAAGGAACGGCCCGTGGTAGGGCTCCTTCCAAGAAGCCCGCCGTTAGCACATTATCGGCACCTACGGGTGTTTCCGCAAGGGCCGATAATGCCCGCCCTACTTTGCCGCGCGTTTCCGCGTGCGTCGTCTCGTCTGACTTTCGTTGCGGCCACTGTGCGCGGGTCAGGGCCACGGCCATCTTGAAATAGTCCATGCTGTTCTCAGCCCCTCGCCGCGATTTGACGATCGTTGAACACGCGGATGCCGGGAATGGTCTGACTGCCCTGCGTGGCTCGCGCCCACTGATTTATCGCGGTCATGTTCGAAGCCAGGAACGTGACCGGCGCCGTGCCAGCCGCGACAGCGGCCGCGAGTTTCCTGACGTCTATCTCGGGGTGGGCCTTCCAGTTGTCGCGGTAGACGATGCCCTGCACCTTCGGCGTGAGCTTGCCCACTGATACAACCGGGGCTTCGATCGGCTGCGCCAGCAGGTCAGCCGCTTCCTGTCGGAGCTCCGCGTTGTGCGTCAGGTCGGCTTCGCGCTCGAGTGCCGCCGCGGCTTCGAGCGTGCGCGTCTCGGCCTCCTGCCGTGCCAGTTCCTGCAGCCGCCGTTCTTCCTGCTGGCGGACGCGCTCCTGCTCCGTCTCCCACGCGATCAGCGCCTGCTTGACACGCGTCTCCACGGCCACCAACGGCGCTTCCATGCGCGCCTGCTCGTCGGCCAGCCCCTTCCGTGCAGCCTCGGCCTTGCGCTTGGTGTCCTGTGCGGCTTCAAGGTGTGGCGCGAACCACGCCTGGATCTCTGCGCGCAGTCCTTTCACTGAGCGCAGCAGATGGCTGGCATTGGTGCAGCTCTCCGCATCCACGATGGCAGGAAGAGACTGGGCCTTGTCGGCCCAGCGCACAGCTTCCGCCTGAAGGGTGTCTTTCGAGGGAACAAGGATGGACATGACAGCCTCAGAAGGGAATATCGTCGTCGCTGAGCGGCGCCGAGTGGTCATCCGGCTCTGCGACTGCGACAGGCGCCGTCGTTGCCTTCGGCGCAGACTTCGGCCGTGGAGCCGGCAACTTCGCCACCGGCTTAATCCGCACACACTCAACCGTCTCCCCACCAAACTCCGTCTCAGTCGGGTAGATCACGATCGCGTGTCCCGGCCACTCCTCTGTCAGCGCCGACTGCGTGATCTCGGTGATCTTTTTGGCGTTGGTCTTGTTGAGGACCATGCCCTTCTGCTTGCCGGTGAAGTAGACGACCGCCTTCATTTCGCGCTCGCGTCCAACCGCCTCGAACTCGACGCGGTCGATCGTGACCACGGCTTGCCGCCCCTGTAGATCGGAGGCTTTCAGGTAATTGCTCGGGAATGCGTCATTGATGTTGGGCACGTTCAGACTCCTTCAGTGCGCCGCCTTGGCGCGTTCTAGGCCGCCGCAGGACCATCCTGGGCTGCGAGTTTCCGCCGATGATTCACTTCCAGCGCGAGCTCGGGACACGTCGCCGCTTGCTCGCGCACCTTGTCGAAAATGTTCTCCACGAACCGCCGCGCCTCACCCCGCCGCGGCAGATTCACCATGAAATCGAGGATGCGATCGATCTGGTAGTCGTCCCACTCGTGCTGCGCTTTCACCGCGGCATCCAGTGCCCGATTCGCCGGGCGCAGATCCTCGTAGCGTGGACACTCCACCGAGTGCGGCTCGCCGAACTTCGCGCCGCAGTTCTTACAGCGGTTCACTAGCGCAACCTCTCGACCGCGGCACTCATCCGCGCCACCCACTCGTCATCGGTTTCATGCTCAGGACGGGGAAAGGCTTGCGGCCAGTCCACGGTCAGTTCCGCCGGCCGCGGCTTCGTCAACGCCAGCACCGCGTCCACCAGGGTTTCCGCGGTGTGGTCGATGTAGCGGTCCATTGGGGTGTAGCCCTCTGGACTGCGCGCGAGATGCACCAGCACCACGAGGCTTTCCCGCACCCGATCGATCGCGCTCTGTCGTTGTGTCGGGGTCATGTCGTCCTCGCTAGCCGCAGAGCCACCACAGCACGTCGTACCAGTCGCACTTGATCACGATCGCGTAGGCATTTGCCACGCCGGCCGTGAGCGAAAAGATGCACGCCACGATGAACGCGATCACGAAGCGCCGCACCGATGGCTTTCGACAGGCTGAGAAGATCGCGCTCAGCACCGGCCCCGCACCCATCGCGCCAACGGCGACAACGACAGCCAGCCAGAACCAGAAAATCTCCCCAGTCGGCTCCCGCATCAACACCGCAAACGTTGTCATACGGCCTTCCTTTCAGTGACGGGTCGCAGGTCGGCCCGCGCCATCTGCAGCCGCTCCGCGCGCATCTCCTGCGCGTCCTCGTCCGCTTTCGCCGCCACCAGCCGGGACCAGAACGCCGCGAACACGCTCCACCGCAGCAACACGACGCGACGGGTATCCAGCCCCCGCTCACCTAGGAGCGCCCGCGACAGTTCCGCCGGGTTGGCATAGCCCATGACCAGCGACGCTTCCTTCTGGCTCATGCCCTGCTCACGCAGCACCGTGGCGAGAATGGGACCGGGCTGCACCGCCATCAGGACGAAGCTCATACAAAAGCTCCTGCATAACAATTGCGGTGACGCGGATTGGTGCTAGTGACTATCGTGTTCACGGTGTTAGGCCACACGCCTGAGCGCGGCATCGAGATCGCGGATCGACACCAGAATGATCCGGCCTCGCTTCACACTCGGAATATGCTGACGCCGCAACCACACGCGGCACGCATCTTCAGAAGGAAACCGGAGATCGGCGGTGATCTCTTTCACGGTGCGCCAGCGCGAGGACGAGAGCGTCATGCGTCCACAGCCTCACGCGAAGAAATGAGGTAGCGCCGAATCGAATATCCCAATACCTTCGACAGCTTGTTGGCCGTCCGTGCGGTCTGAAACTCCCCGCTCAGGAAGCGACCGACCGTGGACCGAGCCACATGCGCTCGGTCAGCGAGGTCGGCCGGTTGCCATCCCCGCGCGGCTATGTCGAAGCGCATCCGTTCGCCGTCGAAATTAACCGTCCGTGACATTGGGGATAACTGTAGTTGCAGTTCATTTCAATGTCAATAGCAAACTTTGGCGAGTCGTTGCAAAGAGAGGAGGCCGGACTACGATGCTCGCGCGTGACGGAGCGGCCACCAGCCAGACCCATATTTCACCGAGAGTTAGGAGAACTGCTGGTCACGCTGCGGACCGCGCGCGCTTGGAGCGTCCAGCAGGCTGTCATTCAATCGCGGGTGAAACACCCCGGCGTGTTGACGTGGAACGTACTAACTCGGCTGGAGAGCGGCAAGACGAAGCACCCAGACGCCGAAGCGCTCCGAGCCCTAGCCGACCTCTACGAGCTTGACTACACCGTGCTCGCAACCTCTTTCGTCGTCGCGAATTACGGACGTGACCTACTACGTCACGTCGGTACGGGACAACAGACTCCCCACCAGCAAGGAGAGTCGCGTGTCCCAGCTCCGGCTCGTATCATCGAACTTGAAACACAGCTCGCGCGTGAGCGCGCCGAACACGCCGCGCTCATCTCGCAGATCACGACCGTCTCAAGGCAACTTGTTCAACTGCTCACTCGCGCAGAAATCGGAAAGACTACAAGCGCTCAATCCAAAGCTCGCCGCCGTCATCGAAACACTGGTTGACGACATGCTCGATGAACTCGAAGGCCGGCATCCGTGACGCGCCCGAAGTTTCCACGCGGTCTGACGCGTGACGCGAAGGGTTGGCGTGTCACGGTCGGGATCGGTGCCGGCAAGGTTCACCGCCAACGCCTGAAGCCGTCCACGCTCACACTGGACGAAGCCACCGGCAAGCTACTCGAGATCCGCAAACGCTGGAAGGCCGACCGGAAAGGGCCAGCGCGCGGCACGTTCGGCGCCGACGTCACGCGCTACCTGCGCGACTACTGCCTCGGCCGGCCGCACCACGACGAGCGTCAGCGTCATCTGCAGCTCTGGACGGACGCGCTCGGCGAGGATACCTACCGCCACACGATCACGAAGGACGACGTCTCACGCGTCCTGCACGAGTGGCGGCAAACGCTCGAGCCGGAGACGTGCAACAAACGACGGACCGCCCTGCTCGCGCTGTTCCACGCGCTCGATGGGAAAGGCGCCTCGAACCCCGTCCGCGACGTGCCGAAGTTCCGCGTGCCGGCGCCACTCCCCCGCGGCATCCGCTATTCGAAGATCCGCAAAGCGCTTGCGCTCGTACCGAAGGGCAAGACGAAGCTCAGGTTGGCGGTCATGGCGTATACCGGCATCCGCGCCGGCCAACTGATGCGTCTCACGCCAGACGCCTACGATGCCCGCGCGCACGCCCTGCTCGTCCCAGGCACGGAGAAAGGGCGCGGGACCAAGCCCTACGTGCTCCCGCTCTCGGCTCGCGCGGAAGAGGCGTTGAAGGCGTTCGCGAAGGGGGACGCCTGGGGCAGTTTCACGACCGCCCCGATGGCTCGGATGTGGAAAGCGGCCGCGGTGAAGGCCGGACTGCCGGCGTCGGTCGTGCCCTACGATCTGCGGCACTCGTTCGCCACGGCGATCTACCAGGCGACGGGGGACATTCAAGCGACGAGAACACTACTCGGCCATTCCTCGCTGCGTGTCACAGAACGCTACATGCTCGCTGCGGTGCCACGGCGGAGCCGTGCGGCTGTGCGCGCCGTCGCCCGGATCGGTGGGTAGTTCGGTGGGCAGTTTCGCCAGTCTAGAGTCGCGTTATGTCGTGTATTTTCAGGGGTTGCTAGAGGGGGTTTGTCTGGCGTCCCCAACGGGATTCGAACCCGTGTTTTGGCCTTGAAAGGCATCGGCGCCGCGTGGATTCTCTAATGATTTCTGCATGTGGGAAGTGGATGGTGGGGAGTTTCGCCCTGTTCTTTACAATGAGGCTCCCATGCTTGTCTTGATGGCGCTCCTGCTCCAGTCACTGGTCCAGCCGCGCGTCTTCGTCACCGAGAGCGCATCATGGCAGATCGAGGGTGCCATCGCGTCTACCGCCGGCGCCGTTCGTGGCGGGGCCAGACCGCAGACCGCCGAGATCATCAAGACGCTGCAGGCGACGTGTCGCAGCGTCCTCGTCACGGCTGACAAGGATCGTGCCGACTACGTGTTGCTCATGGAGCATGAAGGCGGGAAAGGCCACGCGCGGAAAGACAACAAGTGGGTTCTGTTCACTCGTGACGGCGATGCACTCGGCAGCGGGTCCACGCGGACACTCGGTAACGCTGTGAAGAATGCCTGCACCACACTCGCGGCACATGCCAATGCGCGGTAGGTCAGTCCACGCCCGTTCGCATCGTCTCCGCGAGTCGGTGCGCGCGAGCGCCGACTTGCTCGGCCCACCGCGACTGCAGCATGAACGTCGCGGCCTGGGGAAACTGCCGGTGCTCCACCGCGTGCAAGGTCCGCTTGAACCCGAGCAACCCGCGTGTCCCGATGTTGAAGCCCATGTTGTAGAGCACGCGCCGGCGGGGTTCGTCCAAATCCGGCACCCACGGCAGCGCCGCGTGGAGTTCCAGCACCACCCGCGTCAGATCCTCATCGAGCAACTGTTCTTCCTGCTGCTTCGTGATCCAGATGCCGTGCGCGTCGATGTTGTGGCCGACGCCGATCGTCAGGTTGCCGGCCCCGTCTCGATAGGACTCGAGCCGTGAGCCTTCATCGCGGCGCAGTTGGGTCTTCAGCTTGGCGAAGCCCGCGCGCGTCAATGCTGGATGATCCGCGGACGCGACCGGCGCTCAGCACCGCTGTAGGGCGTGCTCCCGCCGACGAGTTCGTCCGCTTCGTGCTCCAGCACCTGCAGCCGATACTCGTGGTTCTCCAACTGCTGCTTCGCGTAGTCCAGATCGGGATCGCGCGGGCGCGCCCGTCTTGGACTCCAGAACGACAGCCACCACCTCATCGCGTGCCCTCCGTGACTTTGGTCGCGACATCCAAGGCTCTCCCGGCGATCGGCGTGGACTGCCGCGCCACGGCTTTCCACTCCTTCGCCTCGTCCACCTTCTCGAGATACACCCAGCCCAAGACCCACCAGCGGCGAATCAGGCCGAGAATGAAGACCACGAGCAGCGTCACGACCGGCCCGAAGGTCTTGAAACTCCATTCTGTCCACTGCGCGTCGGTCATAGGCGCCGGCGATGTTCCGCTCGATTGAGCCACGAAGCCGAAGATCATGAGCATTCACACTGACGACGAACTCTCCCGCCGCTGGGCACGCTGGGAACCGTGGCGACAATGGGCCGCGTTCCTCTTTGGCGTCCCTGTTCTACTGTTGGCCCTCTACGGGTTCGCCGCCTTCTTGCTGGGCTTCTAGCACCGCCTGAACCGCCGCCCTCGCTATATCCGATACAGCCGCCCCCGGCGTCTTCGCAGCCATCCGCCCAGCCAAGATCGCCACGCGAGTCGCGACGGCTGGCGACAACGCCATCCGCAACGCCAACGCCTTCGCTGTCGCGCTCGCTGGATCGCCCGTGCGCGCCTGTTCTGTGGCTCCCACCAAGCCAGCCATGACCGACGGCACACCGAACAGCGCGTTGCGATTCGCTTCGCGCGCTGTGGCCTGTCGCAGCGACCGCGCGAGGTCGATCAACTTGCTCTCGCGCATATTCAGCGGCCCCACGTCCGGTGCCTGTCGCTCGATCTCTTCGCGCGTCAGCCGCGCGCCGTACTTCTCCGTCTCGCGCTGCGCGCCGCCCTTCACACCATACGTGCCCTGCTGGAGCGCGCGCTTTGTGTCGTTCGCCGCGGTCATCGTGGCCGTCGCAGGTTGACTCGGGTTGAACGGATTGACCGGCAACGAGGGATGGTTGTCGATGCGATCCGCCACCGCGAGCGCCGCCTTGAGTTCGTCCGGCGCCACCCCGGAGCGGTTGAACATCCCATGCGCCCACGACCGGAGCTTGTTCGCGATGTCCGTCAGGTTCACCGTCCCTGCGTGCTGGGCGAGTTCCGTGTCGACACGCGCCTTGAGTTCGCCAATGCGCCGGCCGGCTTCCGCGGTTGCGCCTTCCGTCACCGGCAAGCCTTCCCGAAAGGCGGTGTCCACAATCTCGCTCGCCTTCGCGACGTTGGCCCGCGCCAGCGAGGGCTTCAGGTAGCCACGGTAGACCGCCTTCGCGCCGGACTGCACGCCCTTCATGAGCAGTTGCCCGCCACCCTCCAGCGCCGCCTGTCCACCTGTCTGTAACGCCAGATCGCCGAGCGGTGAGCCAGTTATCAGATTCGGGTCAGCACCGCGCAAATCGTTGATGGCTTGCCGCAGTGCTTCCCCAACCATGCCACCGAAGCCAGCACCGGCCACCCCAGGCACACCGCCAGCCGTCGCGCCAATCAGTCCACCAACGGCCCCAGTCGCCATCGGCAACGCATCGACAGCGGTATCCGTCCACGTTCGCTGTCGCTTGGTCCGTGACGTATTCGGTGCCGCTTCGAGGGCGCGGCTGATCTCCTCGTCCGTCGCGTCGTCGGGAAACTCGTGGACGACGCCGTCAATGCTGATGCGTCGAGGCACTACTGGCTCCCCTTCTTGCGGAGCTTGCCGTCAGGTCCGCGTTCCCACTGTTCAGCAGCGCCAGTCGGCGCAGGCGTCGGTTCGCCCGTCCGTCGCCCAGATTGCCGCTGCGCGTCCATGAACGTCTGAATGTCGCGCTCGATGTCTTGAATGAGCTGGTCGATCTTGTAGATCGCCGTCTCTGGCACATCGCGCAACGTCGCGAGGATCTTCTTGTACTTCTCCTCGTCCTCTTTGCGAAGGACGCCACCTTCCAACGCCTTCCCCACGCGCTGCCGGACGCGGTCGATATCCGCCTGCGCCTTCCGCGCTTCGGAGTACGGGTTCATCGCCGACAGCCCAGCGATGGGGCCGATGTACTGCTCGTTCTTCTTCAGTACCTCGCGAAGATCCTTCAGGCTTTCGACGGCGCTCCGCGAGTCCGCGATCTGCTTGACCGCCGTGGCTGGCATAGCCTTGCCGAACTGCGTGAACCCGCGCTCCGCGAGAATCGGCGCAATCTTCTCGCGTCCGCTCGGGGTCAACGAGTCCCACAGTTCGGGATTCGCCATCACTGCGTCCGCGAGTTCGTCCGTGCGGCCCTTCGCGCCACTAGGCTTGTCAGGCTTGGTCGTGGCGTCCCGGTGCTTCTTGAGCGCCTGGTCCCGCAGTGCGTCCTTCAACTTCTCGTCGGTGATGTCCTTCCCTTCGGCTGCGGCTTGTTTCAGCAGACCCTCGAACCGTCCCTGCGCGTCTACGGCGTCCTCTTTCGTGGTGCCCTTGGGATAAACAATCGCCTTGCCCTGGTCGTCTACCGCCAGCGGCTGCTGCGCGATCTCGAACAACCGCGGCAAGGGGATCGTCTCCGCAATCCCGTCCCCGTCCACGTCGAAGGCGATCTTCGCGCTCGGCAACTGCTCGGCCTTCTGCAGCATCCCCTGGTTGATCGGGTTCTTCAGAAAGGCGTCGAGCACCTTTTGCGCGCGCTTCGCCGCAGTCGGCGCCACGAACGGAAACAGCACGCGCAGCTGGTTCGGCCCGAGGTCGCGATGCCCACCCTGCTGCAGCGCCGTCCCGATTCGATCGATGTAGGCGTCGTAGTCCTCTTTGGTATCGAAGCCCGCAATGCCCTTCGCGACGGAGTCCAGCGCCGTCGCCCGCTGCTGCCCGCGCTGATCGAGGAACCGCTGCTGCTCCATCGCGAAGCGCTGCGCCTCCATCGCGTTCTTCGTCTCCCGGTCGGCCGCTTGCTGCCGGCGCGTCTCCTCCTGCACCTGCTGCTGCCGGCGCTGCTCGTCCTGCTGCTGGAACATCTCCCCCGCGTTCGCGGCGCCCATCACCAGCCCCTGCGCCGTTCCGCTCCCGTAGGGATTCTTGTTCCGCGCCTGCGCGATGATCCCCGCAATCATCGGGGCCAGCATGGTCAACGCGCGCATCAACCGCTCGCGCCCGCCCAGCCCCTCCTGCGGCGCCGGGGCCGCCATCATCCCCGGCAGGGCGCGCGGCGGGGCCGGCGGCAGTGTCGTGGCCGGCGGCATCGTCCCGAAGGCGTCCAGCGGTGTCGCTAACACCGGCGGTGCCGTGTCGTCGTCGACGCGATCAAAGAGCGCCACTGTAGGGTCCACCTGCCCCGCCATACCGCCCCGCTCGGAACTTCTCCGTCAGCGCCCGCAGCAGCTCCTCGATCGTCCGCTTCTTCTCGGCTTCTTCGGACTGCATCGCGAGGTCGTCGCCGGTGTAGGTCTTCGGCGTGAAGGCCAACTGCGGAGACTGCTGCATGGACGTCGCGAGGATCTTGAGCGCTTGCTGGATCGCCGACATGGGCGACTGCCCGGTTTCGCGCGATGTGGTGTAAATGTCAGCCATGCGTTATCCGAAGATGTACGGCGCCGCCACCGCGAACGCCTGGATCAGCCCCGACCAGAAGTTCCGATTGCTCGCCGCGTTCGCCGCCTGCTGGTTCGCCTGCGTGTTGTAGATCGACGCGAGATAGTTCGCCGCCGACCCCGCCACGCCCGCCGCCGCCTGCCCGCCCATCAGCACGCTATTCGCCAGCGCCAGCCGCGAATCCGCGAGCGCGGGGATCTGCTGCAGCAACCCGATCGCCTGCGTGATCCGGTCCTCCTCGCGATTGAAAATCTGGTCGTGCAATGCCGTCAACGCCGAGCCCACCTGCAGTGCCTGCTGGCGGTTCTGCCGGCCCTGGTCGATCGCCTTCATGGCGACGTCCGCGGACCCCTTCGTCCGCACCTGCGAGTACTGCCGATTCAGATCCGACAGCAACTGCTGCGTGGGACCGTCGTTCGGTCCCATGCCGTGCGAGCTCGCCCAGTTCAGAATGTTCTGCCGCTCCACGTCCCGCTGCGCCGTCAGCGGATCAAAGACCTGGGTCTGCATCAGGTCCAGTTCTTCCGGCGTGTAGGCTGGCCCCTGCAGCCGCTGGAACTCGCCGCGCATGAACGACACGAGCGGATCGAGGTCGGGATTCACGATCGGTTGCCGCAACCGCGTCACGAAGTCCCGCAGCGCGTTCTCCCAGTCGATCGTCGCGGCGTCCGTGAAGATCGGGCCGTTCGCCAGGAACTCGTTCCCCGCCCCACCGCCGGAGCCGAAGTCAAAGCCCGGCCCGAAGATGCTGGGGAGACGCAACTGTCCGAGGAACCGATTCCCGCCGAGTCCACCCGGTGTTCCGTCCCCACCAAGTCCTAATTGCCGCAGCAGCCAGCCCCAACTCCCGTTGATGTTGGTATCTGCCGCCGTCGTCCCGTCAGGGAAGAAAATGCGCCCGCTGGGCCGACCGTTGTCCGACGGCTTGATTTGCACCTTGAAGCCGAGGCTTTCCAGCCACGGCTTGAGCTTCAGCAGCACATCGGGATCGAACTGTGTCCCCATGTTGCTGGGATCGAACGAGAAATCCCCCGCGAGAACGTCCCGATTCTTTCCCGTGAACAAGTCCTGCAAGTACTGCGCGGTCGTTTGCCGCTGCAACGTCCCCGACGTCGTCGGCGGCTCGGCCGCCTTCGTCTGGGACTGCTGCTGCTGCGACGTGTCCGGCGGCTGAAAGTAGCCACCCGTCCCAGTCGTGTCCGGCGGTACGCCGGACTGCGCGCCCGCGATGGTCGGCATCGCTTGCAACGTGCCCGACACGACCGGCGCTGACTCCCACCACTCAGGCATTGTTCGTGCTCCCTACCGTTACCGTCGCGTTACGTCAGCGGCCCACCCTGCCAGAACGGCCCCGGATACGGATACTGCGTGTTGTTCGCGAGCTGCGATGCCGGCGTTCCCGCCGGACCCAACGGGGGCCGCCCGTTGTAGGGCCGCGGGAGTCCGCCCATCGCCTGCTGCGTGATCGCTTGGAACAGCGGCTCTTGGTAGCGCATCCGGCCCATGAGCAGTTCCATGAGTTCCGCGAGCTCCGGCGGCAACTGTTCGCCACCGCCACCGCCACCAGATCCCGGGGGCGGGTCCAGCGGGTTGCCCCCCCCGCTTCCCGGCGGCGCACCGCCCCCTGGCCCCGTGCCCGGCCCTTCGTTGTCGCCAGGACCACCCGGTCCCGTGATCGCCTGCCCCGGCAGTTGACTCGCCAGGATCTGCAACGCGCGCTTCACGGCGTCGCCGTTCTGTGGATCTTCCTGCGCTTGGACCTTGCGCGCGAACCAGTCTTGCACCCACGGATTCTCGGTCATGCCCAATTCCCTGCGGTGTCTAACCGCGTCAGCGCATCCTGCGCGTCAGCCAGGTGTGCGTCCCACGTTGCGAGTTCATCCTGCAATGGTCCCCGCCGCTGGTACCACTTCCGATCGATCAGCGCCTGCACCGCCCGCGCGCGTTTGATGCCGAACCGATGCACGTCCCACGCGAGCGGATCGCGCAGCGCTCTTGGTCGCGGCTCAAAGGCATACTGAAAGTCGCTCTGGAAGATCGGCGACGCTTCCGGCAGCACCACCAGCCCGTCCTGCGTCTCGTAATACCGCTTGCCGTCCGCAACGCGCGTGGTCTGTTTCCCGCGGCCGAGGACACGTCCCAGCAGGCTCTCGAAGTTTGGGCGCTGTTCGATGTACTCGTGCTCCGTCGCCAAGTGAATCCCGTAGACGTGGACTTCTTTCGCGCCTTCGATGATCGCCTGCGCCAGCATCCACGCGGGGGACGAGGTCGAATACAGCTTCTCCACCGACGTCGGCGGGTAGCCGAAATATTCCTCCACCGCCGCCTTCGGAAACGCCCGCGCGTGCCGCCACGCCTGCGCCTCGGCGTGCTGCTCGAGATACTGCGGGTGCAGGAACACCGGGATCGTCTGACTCCCCAGCCACTGCAGGTGCTCCTTCGGCCGCACGTAGTAGCCATGCGGGACGGTATGTGCGAACACCGGCTGCCCGTCCGGCGGATGGTGGAACCGGTTCAACGGGTGGAAGTCGTACCACGCGTCCGCGCGCTTGAAGCCCGGCAGACGATAGGCGTCGTTCAGACTGACGACGAGCAGGTTCGGATCGTCCCACGGCGTCTGCACCCAGCTCCCAGCCGTTCCGACGATCGCGATACGGTTCCAATTCATGGTTCGATCCAGATGTGAAAGACGGCGCTTGTGCTCGCGCTCCGCAGGTAGACGCGGCTGGCGTCCGCCGGGCGCGTCACCTGTAAGGGTATCAACTGGTTGTTCGTGCTATCCAAAAACAGCACGGGATAAATCGCCGTCGGCGCCGCGCTCAACCCGTGCGTGATCGAGAACTCCGTCAGGGCGGTACTGGGCGTCGTGCTCGAGCGCAGATACCACTGCCCGTTCGTCGCCCGTCGCCCTTCGTCCGGTTGCCCGTGGGACCAGTTATCCATGACGTACTTGATCGCCCGGCCGATCGGCCCCCGCTCCTCCGGGGGGAGCGCGTTCAGTTCCAATTCCACCGCGCCTTTGTCCGCCATCTACCAGCCCTGGTACCACCGATTGTTGATGTAGGTGAACGACAGCAACGGATACCCCGACGACGCCACCCCGCCGAGTGGAATGCTCCCGTTCAGAATCACGAACCGATTCTCCGCACTGGACCCGGTGTCCTCATGGACGAATCGGCAGATGCCCACCGTGGACAGCGCCGAGAAGATCACCCGTCGCCCATCCGTGCCGCCACGCATGCCCGTGATCGTGGAACCCCCCGCCGGCAGCGTGCAGTTCACAATGTTGGCGGTGGAGGCAATGTTGAAATTATCCAGGTTGCCTGACGACAGCGTCGTGGATTGGATGCCGCGCATCACGAGCGGCCCGCCCAGCGTGCTCCCGCCGACCACATCCAACCCCGTCAGCGTGGACAACCCCGCACTGAGTGTCGTGACCGTCGAGGCGCCCGCGCTCAGCGTCGCCACGGTGGACGCACCAGCCTGCAACGTGCCCACGGTCGACGGCCCCGTGACACTGAGACTGACCAGCGTCGAGTTGGACGAGTTCAGCCGCGCCGTGCCGTTCAGATAGCCGTCCTCGATCGCGTTGACTTCGTCCTGTAGATCGTTGACGTGCCCCGGCTGGATCACGTCCCCCGTGTTGCGCGAAGTGAACGTTTTGACTGAGCCTGGAAAGTTTGCCAACTGCGTTACTCCGCGAAGTCGCGCGTGTGCGCTTCCGGCACGACGCCGACGTGATACCCGAACAGCCGCAGGTCATCCTGCCCGCTGTAGGTGAACCGCTGCGTATATGTCCGCCCGTCCGCCATCAGCGGGAGCATCTTGAAGAACTGCCGCCGGCCCGCGCCGGCATACGTCGCCGTTCCATACTGCGCCGTGCCGTAGACGGACCCACCCGCAATCCCGATCGACAACGTCTGCGACCCGAGCGGCGTCCCGTCCACGTCCGGGTCCGACGTCAGCGTCCCCGCGTGCGGCTCATACTGCCCGCGCAGATCAATCCACCGCCCACGGAACGGCGCCATGTTCAGCGCCGGGCCCTGGTAGTCCGCCATCAGGTTTGAACTGTTCGCGGTCGTACCGACGCTCTCATGGAACACCAGCCCCGTCGTGCTGCCGTTCGTCGCCCACAGTTCCCCACGAAAGCCGTTTCCGGTTTCCGGCCCGTCCAACGGTAGATAGATCCCGATGTTCCGGTCCGTCGCGCTCCACGCCGGCCGCTGGTCGTTGAGCCGTGTGCGGATCATGTCCAGCACCCATTCCCCACTAACCGAGGTCGGATACCGCCGCGGGACCGCCACGCGGATCTCTTTCCGCTTGTGGTGATACACCACCGCGATCCGGCTCAGCGCCGCGGGCGTGCTGTTCGTGACCAAGTCCTGCCACGCCGGATCAATGTCATGGGACAACAGCCGATCGCTCGTCCCGTCGAAGAGATACGCGCCGCTCGCCCCTGCGTGCAGGACGCTGTTTTCCACCAGGCACACCGCGCGAGGCCCGAAGGCGCCGTCTTCCGCGGTCAGCGTCGGGCGCACGTCAAACTCCAGCGAGTTCTGCCCCACGATCACGAAGACCGTGGTTTCGCCGAAGATGAGCAGCGCATCCCCCAGCGGCTGGATCGCCGTGATGTTGTCGCCCTTCACGAAGGGCAAATCGAGAAAGAACAACCCCGGCCAGGACTGCGGCTGGAAGAGCTCCGTGAAGTGTAGGCGGTTCGTCACCGTCGCACTTCGCGCCCACCAGCGGTTCTTCCAGACGACTCCGAAACTGAGCACCGGCGGCACCGTGTGGTTGTTCGGAATCTCCGCGCCGGTCGTCCAGTTCGAGCTATTGATCGTCACCGTCGTGGTCGGCCCGCCGGCCTGCGCCTGGCTCGAGAACTTCCGCAGCACCGTCTCGCCGCTCGTCACGTTCCGGCAGTAGACCACCAGCGCGTCCACCTGCGCGTCCGTGGAGTTCTGGAGCACCGCCTGGATCGCCCCCGTCGAGATGAGCGTGATCGTGCTCGGCGTGGTTGCCCCGTTCGACTCGTACGCCAGATCCCGGTCCTTGAAGGTGTAGCTGACTTCAAACTCCGACGCGAGCAGCGTGCCCGACGCCACCGAGGACAGACTGAGCGTGGACGGCGGCGCAATGCCGAACCGCGTCCAGCTCGAGCCGTTCGTGGACTTCATCGGCACCGATGATGAATCGAACACCGCCACCAGATCCCGGTCAGCCGGGAAATACACTTCGTTGACCGTCGAGCGCCCCGACAACCGCGCCACGGAGAA